TCGCCACATGATTCAAACCCTTTGAGTCAATCGACATCAACAGAGCATCGCCATACTGCGCCTGCTTTAGTGATACCTCACGAAAACCCGCCTGTGCGTACAGCTCGTCAAATCGTGGGGCGGTGTCCCAATCAAAACGACCAGGACGATCCCAGTCGGGCAAATCCAAATCCCACTCCTCTTTGTACCAGTCACGCGCCAGTGACCAGCAGTCCAAGCTGCCCCAGCAGTACTCCCGCCCAATCAGCGGCGGCTTGTAGTCGTTTGGCAGTGCTTCGCCCCACTGGAAGGTCAGCGGATTGACGATGTACCAGGGCAGACCGCTACGGTTGCACGCCACCTGATCTGCCATGCTCGGCACCGGGCGACTGGCTGGGTGGCTGTGAATGATGGCAATGATTTCGCCTTTTTCCTCTGCCGCTGCGTAATCGTCAGGATCAAGCTTGAAGAAATCCTTGGCGTCCGCTGCTTGGTTCTTGCATGGCCAATATTTCTGTCTGCCCTTGATTACCAGCAGCAAACCGCAGGCTTCACGCGGAAACTCAGCCTGTGCATGAGCCAGGGCAGCAGCTTTGGCAGCATCCTTAATAATCATCTGAACTTGCCAACTCCAGGGAAGCCGCCAAAGGGCAGCGGATTGTTAGTGCCAAAGTGTTCTTCGCAGGCGCTAAGTGACTTACTGCAACTAGGTAGTGCCCCGACGTAACTGCATTCTGCAGATTTGTAAATCCATTGGCACATGTGGATGGCTTGGCGCTTTGGACCACGCACGCCCTGCATGTCAAACACGCTGGCAAGATCCCAGGTGATCACATCGCGGGTTTCCGTTGATTTACGGGCGATGTAATAAACCTCACGCGGAAACTCAGCCTGCGGGTCTGCTGTTGGGTTGCTACCGCCGGTGAAGTTTGCAGCGTCTAGGTACTTGCTGAGGGTGCGGATCCTGGTGACTTTGGCTTTGATCAGATCATTGCCCGGAGAATAGGTGTTGACTTCAATCAAAGCGAACGTGAGCAAGCCGTTGAGGTTGGCGACGGTCAAGCTTGGCGTTGGCAGCTGACCAGTGCCTGCATACTCAAAGCCATCAGCCTGCACCGGAAAACGGGTGTATTCCTGACCGTCCCATTGGATGTTGCCGCTCAGCTCGTTTGTGCCAGCGTGGAAGTAATAAGTGGTTGTGGCAGGTGCAGCGGCGGGATCGTAATGGATGCCCGAAACAAGCTCAAGCTGGAACAATTCGATGATCGCACTGGGCGAAAGCGTTTGCAGTTCTTCGGATACTGCGCTGACTGCTGCCCAAGTGACGGTGCCATCGACGACGTAGCCCTCATCATTTGATGAGCCGCTGGTTTTGGTTTTGTATAAGACCTTTGGCCAATCAGGCTCTGTTGCCCCTGTAAAACCTGCAACGATGCAGCGGAAGACAAAGCCCGTACCCTGCTGGGTTGTGGCGCGTACAACTTGACCAGCGGCGTAGGCATTAAATGCTGCCCAAGCGGTGTAAGCCATCAGGGTTCAAATACCTGCTCAAAGGTTGCAGTAATCGTGTTGATGTCGGCGTATTGATGTTCGCGTTGCCATTCACGACAAACGAATTTGTAAGCCGTAGCCTCCTGTAACGGAGTCCATTCAAAAGATTCAACAGCGCCACGCGCCTCAAAAAAAGCTTCTATTGCATCAGCATCTGAATTGCTAGAGGCAGACCAACGCAACGTCCAATTTTTGGGTTGGGTATTAACGCCGTAAGCCAACCTTTGTTCGTAGCCATCCCCAAAACTGACGACGCGAACTCTTGGTTGTACTTTTTTCTGGGCACCAAAATCAGGTGTTGTACCACCTGTGCTTGTTCCCACTCCAGCATCATTAAAAATAGCCATTACGCAAGCAAGCCTCCGGGTTTCTTCTGTTTGATCAATTCTTGCTGAACGGCGGCGCCAATGGCCTTGCCAAGCTGACTTGCTTGTTGATCATTGCCTTGAACGTTGCTACCGGAAGCATCAACGTTGACAACCACCTTGGATTCACCAGCGCCTGCGCCCTTCATTTTGACAGGGATTGAGCGTCCGTCAGGCAGGGGAACATAAGCTTCAGGAGTGCTGCCCTCACCAAACATGGCTAGTTGTGGTGAGCTGGCAATGCCACCGCTTGCGTACCGTTTTAGGGGCAGCGGTCCGTTAACGGTCATGATGCCGCCAGTTGCAAACAGTTTTGGAAACAGGCTCTTCATGCCTGCCCGCAAACCAAACTCAACAAACAGACGAGCAGTGGATCGAAGCAGATCTGCAAGCACCTCACGAAGCGATTTGGCTTGATCAAACAAGCTCATAAAGGCATCAGACAAAGAGGAAACAACGTTCTGGCCAATTTGCTGAAATAGCTGCATACTCTCGGAAGTTTTAGCGTTGATGCCCTCGTAAGCTTTGTCAATGCGTTTTAGCTGCTCTACAGTGAGTTCGTTATTTCCTTGCTTCAACTGGGCGATTAAACGATCTTTTTGAATTTGTTTCGCTTGTTTTTTATCAATAATTCCAGCTTCGATTTCGAGGTTTTGGATTGTTTCTAGAATTTGCTGATTTCTTTCTTCGCTTTTTAAAAACTCTTGGACGTTTCCTTGAGCAATCTTGTTGCCAATCGCTTCTTGTTCTTTTTTAAAGGCAGCCAAAGCTTCTGCAAGTTCAACGCTTCTTTTGTTAGAAGGCATTCCAGCTTCACGAATGGCAAGTATTTTTGCCTCAAAATCAAGTATTGATTTTTGAATTGGATTGACTTCGGCCAAGGCTGCCTTTTGAGCTTCAGCAAGACCTTTTGAAATATCTTGTTTTGCCTTTTTGGTTTTTGCACCGCCGCCAAGGTCAATTGAAGGCAATCCTTTTGGCTTGTCTTGGCGCGTACCCTGCGCCGCTCTATTTACTGCCTGCAGACCAAACAATTCCTTTTGCAGCCTGTCAAAGTTTGCTTGAGCTTGTCTAATTTGTCTGTCTAAAAATAAAGTTTCCGGTTCAATGCCCATAGCCTTTTCCGTCAGACTTGGGCTTCCTTTAATTAACGTTCTTTTCTGCTCAAGTCTGGTTAAAGTTGCTGCTTCCCTTTGCAACGCTTCAGTTATTTTTGTCATTTTGGCTTTGCCTGCGATTCCAAAGAATCTGTTCAACTCGTCTGCAGCAGCGCTAATTGCATTCGCAATGTTCGCAAAAGTCGTTTGAAATGCTGCGCCAATAGGCTGTAGCAATGTGCCAATAGATGCGGACAAATTTGACAAAGCAGTTTTGAGCCTGTCACCAGCCGCTGCTGGACTATCAGCAATAGTTTTTGCTGCATCCCCATATTCATTGAACAGTTTTTCCGCAAATTTCTGGAAATCCTGCAAGCTCACTTGACCTTTTTCAAGAGCCTTATCAAGCTCTTGAGGCGTCATGCCCAAAGATTCAGCGAACAAACTAAAAGCACCGGGCAAGCGTTCACCAATTTGTTGACGCAGTTCTTCAGCAGAAACCTTGCCTTTACTAAATACCTGTGAAGTTGCAATCAGTGCAGAATCCAAGTCCTGCAAACTTCCGCCTGTGCCGCGAATGCCAGCAGTAACACCTTTAAAAGCTTTCTCTGTATCAGCAACATTCCCACCAGCGCCAAGAACGGAAGCTGAAAGCTTCGTAAATTGACGAGTCAGAATGTCTTGAGGTATCGCCAGCTCTTTGCTAGTTGTTGAAATAAATTTCAATGCACGTTGATATTCTTCAGCGTTTTTAGTTACCAGCTGAAGTGCCAGTCGTTGTTTTTGCAGATCGGCTGCATACGATGCAGTCCCACCCAGTGCTTGACGCGCTTGTCCAACTTGTGCGCCAATTGCACCGCCAACAGCAGCGCCAGCTGGACCAAAAGGAAGCCCAACAAGGGCACCAATTGCACCCTCTGGACCACCAAAAATGCCACTAGCAGCGACAGCACCAACGCCTTTGGCGGCAGCCATTGCTCCGCCACCACGGCGTCTCCCCTGCGCCCTTGCAGCAGCCTGCTCAAACCTTTGAGCTTCTCTTGTGGCTTGCCTAAATTCCTTGCTTGTGTAATCAACGCTATTTGCTAGCTCACGCCATGCGCGGCTGTAATCATTAAGAGCATTGATGCTTTTGGTTTTAATTTGGTTGTCGTTATTTCGCAGCGTTGTTGCTAGATCCTTAAATTTTTTGTTTGATATAACAGAACGCTGTGCTACATCATTGAGCTTTGCGCTGAGTTGAGTAAGCGCAACATCGCCTTCTTTTCTGACGCGGAGGCGAATCTCAGAAGTAATGCTCATTTGCTTTTCGCGTTCAGAACGGCAAGGGCTGCCATTTCCATCACCTGTACGCCCTCAAAGATGGCAACAGGATCCTTGACTGAATACAGCTTACAGAGCCATTCAAGACTCGGGTAGTTCAATCCGGTAAGCCCAGCCATGCTCGTATGCCATTGCGTGGACATTCGCACGAACATTAAGACAATGTCCCAGTTCTCTTGCCACACCTCACAGTGCTGTTCCACTGCTTGCAGCTTTGACGCGGCAATCTGTTCTGGGCTTGCACCCAAAGCCTTCAAATCAGATTCCCGCTCGTCAATAACGCCGCCTTTTGCCCAGTACTCAGCGGCGTCTTTTAGTTTTTTGCGGTGACTCCAGTCAAACTGTCTGCGTAAGCCTGAATCAAGGCACGCAGAACATAAGGGTCATCACAGAGCTGCTGCTTGTTCTTTTCTGTAAAAGGAACAGGCTTGCCAGCGTCATCGTTAATGCCCTCCCAGCCAAGCAAAATCTCGCCAACAAGAGCGTCATCACCCTTATCGACGAG